AATAAATGTGCTATTGTATCTGCCCTATGTAATGGTTCATCTCCATCATATAGTATTAATTCAGCATCTAATATCATTTCACCAAACTTCTTTTGTTTCATTATCTTAATTATTTTCTCACATTTATCAGAAATATCCTTTTCATTATATGTAAATACTTTAACACTATTATTATTCTTATGTATCTGGATTCTAATGCCATCATATTTTTCTTGGACTATCCATTCTCCGCTAAATCCTTTCAAATCTTTAATATCATCTACTTCAAATATTCTATACATTGGTTTATTAGGTACAATAAAATCTATTTCTGATTTCTCTTCATCACTTTTCTTTAATTCTATCTGGGCTAATTCTTCCCATTCTTCCTCTGTTTTGTATTCTAAAAACACTTTTTTCAATAATTCTAATGCTCCTTTAAACTTACTTTCTATTCTTTTAGAATCTTTATTGTCGCCATAGTGTTCTATAATATACAAAGGTACATCTTTTATTGATATATCTAATCCTTCTATATTATTAGTTAGTTTATCTGGTTTCAAGTCATGTTTTTCCCATGCTTTAGCGGGAATACTTTCAGAATCAGAACGTAATGCGTAATGAATAAATATAGCAAATAAATTACTACTTCTAATTAAATTGGGTATTACTTCATCACCCATCTGTCTAGCAAAGGGGTCATTCAATTCATCAGAATTA